GCGGACGCGCTTTCTCCTTGCGGAGGTATAGGGGACCATGTCCCTCACTGTACTGTTAACTGCAATGAGTCAACCTCGTGACCACGCTCGTGGTATTAGTCCTCCTCGGACTCGGATTCGTCATCTAAGACGTTGTCTATAAAGACCTCGTGCAGGAGGTTTCCTGCAATTCGAGCACCAATCAAATGGTGCAGGTGGAGTACCACCTTGGTGACTGGGTCACCCATTAATACACCTCTTGAGGTGTAGAAAACTTCGATAGGGACCTGATCCCTATCCAATGTCTCGACTTGTCGAGGACCTGTCAGTGCGAAAAGCACTGTTTCTCTGTACCATTTTGGTACACCTAACGCCTCCATGAGGCGGTTAATCATTGCTCCGGCAATGAGTGGGTCACAGTAATCTGTGGCATTTGACCAGTCTGTTGAAAACACACTGGTCTGGATATCTTCCCTGAAGATAAAACTCGCACTAGGGTTCTTGTGCGACATACGCTTGAAGAAGTTCCAAGCATGATTGGCGGCACCAATGCCGCTTTCACTAGAGGGCATTGCCCCTATTATTTTCAACCCCATGTGAGACATGGGGTGTAGAAGCAGCGCATGCTGCAAAGTTGAGACCGTTATGGTCCTATATTTTCCTAGTTCTGCGACTAGGGATATTCTGCAACTCATGCAGTTCTTCTGATAGACTTTACGTCTATCTTTAAACATTCCACATGCCCAGTGGAACAACCTTTCACCAATCGGTGAATCTTTGGTGAGTATTTCACCTGTCTCTTGACCTGTGTCAAGATTAATTACCGGAATCTCCGGGTTGGTCTGTAGGACCATTCTAGCGGCCTCTAGTTTGCCGCCGCTGTTAGTATTGGTGAAAAATTCACCAGAGTCAGATAGGGAGATTTTACTCTCCTTTACCACTCCTTCGAAGAAGGAGTTCCTCTGCTCGTCTCCTCCGAGACGGCTGAGTAGATCACTGTAGAAGTGATCGACGGCTACCTTGAGAGGTAGCTCTATGAACTCTAGGAGTTCTCGACTACTTGGAGTAGTCAAAATTTCCTTGGTCTTCGCCAAGGTTTTGTCGTATAACGACCTGGGGGGAACCCCCGATGCCCTCGTTTGGGACATGATCATCACTTGGTAGTGAGAGAGGGGAGTATCCCCTCGAATGAGTGAGCAAGCCACTCGAATTGCCGAGAGTTCTCTCGGTACGTCAACTTTTGACGTATTAGAAGCAGGGTTAAACCCGTGCATTTTAATGTCCTTGCGGACCTGTTTAACTTTCTCGAAAGTTGTAACACGCTCTGGGCGTGTATCCCTGAAGTAATCATCCAGGATATTGGAAATCATTCCACGTTGGATCTGATCGATCCTTTTCCAATCTTGAAAGATTGTAGAGCCTGGGAAGGCCAATACGACCTGCATAAGCAGGCCATCAACTGTAGCCAAGAGACTACGGAATCTCTGCACTGCTGCAGAATTTAACCTTAGGGACTTAACGTACCCAAAAGGTTCATTCCCCTCAGGGGAATTGAAACCGGCAAGGAGCCTTGCCATATGTCTAAGGAATCTAGATTCCTTAAATTTCTGCTTTTTACAAAGCTGACTGAACCAATAGGTTCCTTTCTTCAAAACAGCCAAGGCCGTTTTGACATTGGGTAGATCCTCGAAGGCTACCCTATTTGTGAGACCCGTGATCTCACGTGGGAGTTTACACTCCCATATGTTCTCCGCGTTGTGACACACGGGGATAGATGGACAATCTGCTTTACCAAGCAAATTGTCTGAAGTGAACTGTAAGTTCACAGTAAAAAACGATCTGTGTCGTTTTTCAGGCCCGCACTTGCACAAGTGATGGCCTTTCCTCCCGTAGCGGAGGATGGAGGTTCCTACAAAGGACCTCAAAGACAGAACATCTCTGTCATGATCCCACGGATCATCTCGTAACGGTGTCTGATTGGCACCAACATCATCAGGTGTTTCAGACATTTGAAAACCCCTCGAGAGAGGAAAGCCAGA